TGTCTTTAATAGCTTCTTCAATGTATGTGTCTATGTGATCTAGCACATGGTCTTTGTTATCTTCTAAAAATATAGGTATAACAATCTTGCCCTCACGAGTGTAATGCACATTACTTTTAGATTTCATGTTGAGTTGATAATCCACGTTAATTCTTGCCATCTTTAGCCTCTATCGCAAGTGCAGCATATCCAATAATATCTATCATATTGTCATCTACCTTTGGATTTTGACGATTTCTAATTTGTTTTATTCCGATCATAGCCCTGTATACGTCATGCACATCTAATGGCTCTTTTAATTTGTTTTTAAGTAAAAGGCTCCACAACTGAGCTATGTCTGTATGTGTTTCAAAAGCATCTCCATGTGACTTTGCTCTTGCTCCATTAATTAGTAAATCTACTTTCTGCAAAGCTTCACTGGCTTTCTGATTAGGTTTATGCTGCATTATTATCTCCTTCGTAATAATCTAAAACTTTGCCATCTATCTCTCGTTTATTCCACAAATAATTTAACCAACAGGCAGCTTTATATTTACTGAAGCTTAAATCTAATGGACTAACAATTTTATTTTCTCTTGCCAAAGCTTCTCTTTGTCTTTCTGTCATAGCTTGATTCAACCATCTTTTACCTTTCTTAGCTCCGTCACTATCTTCTATCTCCCTTAAAAAATCGTCAGCAGAAGCTAAAGCTTGTTCTTTGGTGCCTACACCTACAATTCTAAGTTTGCCCTTTGTACGCTTAACTAACGCTACAGAAACATCATCTAAATGTGCAACTAAACCAAATCCATTAAAGCCACTTGCTGACATACATTTGCCATTATTGAATAAGTCAATCCATCTAAATGGAGATCTATCGATAAGATCAATCTCTGTCATGTTAAATGTTTCAAGCAACTCTTTTGCCTGCATTTCGATTTCATGTCCACACATAGGACAGACACGAACACTTAATGGTATAAGGCATTTACAATTTGGACATACCTTTTCTGGTCCAGTTCCTGATTGTGATTTATCTTTGCCATCAAGATCGACACCCTCGTCAAGCGATCCATGTGTCAACACACTTGTACCAAAGTCTAATACGATACAATCTTTTTTAATTATTCCAGGATGTTCCTCTGGATCTATTGTTCG